AAGTAAAATATAAAATAGGTACAACAGGTACACTACAAGAAACAAAGACACATAAATTACAATTAGAAGGTATGTTTGGACCAGCTTACTTTGTAACAACATCAGCTGATCTAATGGAAGCAGGTACACTTGCACAACTTGATATTCAAGCACTAGTGTTATCTTATTGTGAAGAAGAAAGAAAACTAGTCAGTAAAATGACTTATCAAGAAGAAATGGATTGGATTGTAAGAAATGATAAACGAAACAATTTTATCAACAATCTAGTTAAAGATTTAAAAGGTAATACATTAGTACTGTTTCAATTTGTAGAGAAACATGGTAAACCTTTATTCAAACTATTAAATGAGTTAGATAGAAAAGTGTTTTTTGTTTTCGGTGGTACTGATACAGTAGATAGAGAAAGAGTTAGAGAAATCGTGGAAAAAGAAAAAGATGCAGTTATTGTAGCATCGTTTGGTACATTTTCTACAGGTATCAATATAAAAAGACTACATAATGTAGTATTTGCGTCTCCTAGTAAGAGTAGGATTCGTAATTTACAATCAATAGGTAGAGGATTGAGAAAATCAGAAGATAAAGATAAAGTTACATTGTATGATATAGCAGATGATCTTTCATGGAAGAAAAACATGAATTATACGCTCAATCACTTTTCAGAAAGAATAAATATCTATAGTACAGAGAAATTTAACTATGAAATACATTCAGTAAGGATACCAGCAAATGCCAACCATAGACCATGACACTAAATATCAGTATCTAAGATTATATGATGGGAAAGAAATATTTGCAATGGTGAGAGATATAGGTAACGAATTAGAATTACATTTTCCGATGAACATAATGTGTAAACCAGCTATGTCTGGTGGAGTAACAATTCATCTTGGACCTTTCATACCTTTTACAACCGATGATACTGTAACCATAGATATAAATGATGTAGTTGTTCGAACAAGTATTACAGATCAATTTATAGGATTTTATGACGAAGCATGCACGGCATGGTTAGACATGAGAGAAAATGATACTATTGAAATAAAATCAACAAAACAAGATTTCCAAGAGCAACAAAAACAATTAACTTCTTTAATAGAAGATAGAATGAAAAGGATGAATTGGGAAGACTATCCAGAAGAGGAAGACTTATTTGAATATGAAAATCTCCCAGGACCAAAAGAAACGATACATTGATTTGATAATATATATTTCGTTATTCTCTTATATATTATATATTCTCTTTTCTGCGAACTAACATATTCATTTTACAGTATGAATCCAGATCCGTCAAGCGGTATTTATGAAAAAACCTAAAAAAAAGTACATTCATGTAAATCAACATAAAATCCGTGCTAATAAGAAGCATGGGACTAATGAACCTGTTATTACTATAAAAGAAGGTAGTACAAATACCTATTGCCACGAAGTTAAGATATTAGGTGAGAGTACAGTTAGATATGGTGGTAATGAGAAACCAATACTACCTTGTGGTGCAAGAGTGGTCATTGAAACCACAGCAGACATAGAAATAGCTTGACCTATCAAGGTTCTGTAGTAAAATAGATATATGACTAGACAAAAAAGACAAACCAAAGAATCAGTTCATTATGTAAACAATAAAGAGTTTACTGCAGCAATTATCGAACATAATCATGCTTGTAGAAAAGCTGAAAAAGATGGTGTAGAAAAACCTAGAGTATCAGAATACATTGGTGAATGTATATACAAGATCGCTACTAGATTATCTACTAAACCTAATTTTATCAATTATTCGTATCGTGATGAAATGATATGTGATGGTATCGAAAATTGTCTACAATACATTGAAAACTTTAACGAAGAAAAATCACAAAATGCATTTGCCTATGTAACTCAAATTATATACTTTGCGTTTTTGAGAAGAATACATAAAGAAAAGAAACAAGCAGCGATAAAACAAAGAAGTATTGAACAAGCAGGTGTTTTGTTTGATACTTTAGATACCATGGACGGTGACACGAAAGGTATGACTAACTCTTTTGTAGATTATTTACAAGAGAATATGAATCCTATAAATTATAAACCTCGTGGTTCAAAGAAAAAAGACACTTAATACATTATGAAAATAGCTTTGCTGAACGACACGCATTGTGGAGTTCGAAACAACAATCAAATGTTTGCAGAGTATCAAGGTAGATTTTATAAAGAAATCTTCTTTCCATACTTAGACAAACATAATATTAAAAACATTATACATCTTGGTGATTATTTTGATCGTAGACGAGATGTAAACTTCTATTCATTACATAAGAACTATGAACACTTCATAGAACCTATGAGAGAAAGAGGGATTACTATGGACTTAATTGTCGGTAATCATGATATCTATTTCAAATCAACAAATGAATTGAACAGTCCAGACTATCTTTTAAATTTTGATAATGTCAATGTATACAAAGATCCAATAACAAAAGATTATGATGGTTTAGAAATAGCTCTTTTACCTTGGATCAATTCTGAAAATGAAGAAGAAGTAGAAGAATTTTTACAATTAACAACAGCACCTTTTGTGATGTCTCACTTAGAAGTTAATGGTGGTATGATGTCACCCGGACATTATCATGGTGGTGGTACACCTCAATCTTGGTTTGAAAGATTCGAACAAGTATTCTCAGGTCACTTTCATCATAAATCACAATTAGGTAATATCAGATATTTTGGGTCACAAATGGAGTTCACTTGGAATGACTTTGGTGACGACAAATATTTTCATGTCTTTGATACAGAGACAAGAGAAATAGAAATGATAAAGAATCCTCTCAAGATGTTTCATAAAGTATTCTATGATGATACAAACGAAACATTAATGAGTATTAAGAAAAAAGATTTTAGTCATTTAGAAAATACATTCGTAAAAGTTATTGTTACGAATAAAAATGAACCTTACTGGTTTGATGTGTTTGTTGAAGAACTATTAAAAGCAGGTCCAGCTGATTTAAAAGTGGTAGAAGATCATAGTAATTTAGATGTTCTAAACGAAGACGAATTAGTTGGTGATGCAGAAGATACATTAACAATACTTACAAAACATATCGACAGTTTAAACATAGATGGAGACAAGGCAAAACTGGATGCTCTAATGAGATCATTGTATACAGAAAGTCTTGATATTTTAGTATGATAAAAATAATACAATTAATAACAGGTGAAATGCTAATTGCTGATTTGAAAGATAATGAAATAGAGAATCCTTTATTCATTCATCAACAAGCAGTTGAAGGTCAAGGACCAAAAGTAAATCTCTATCCATACAATATTCTAGGAGAAGGTAATATTACACTTAATCCAGATAGTATTGTATGGACAGTTGATCCCGAACAGAGATTACTTAATCAATACCAAGAAACATTTAGTAAAGTAATCACACCACCAACACCGAAAGTAGTATAATGGAACATAGAGTCTGTTACGCAGGGGAATGGGTATGCGAGGGACATACTTTGACTTTTGAAATATTTGATGATGATACAGTAATGATCAGAGAATTTTATACTGTAAAAGGTAAAGAAGTTACATCACATCAAAGAGTAGATTTAGATAAGGCAATAGATTACCAAGAGAGGTACATCAAATTAGGGTATGATAAAGTTTCATAAAGTTAGATACAAAAATTTTCTATCGACAGGTAATGAATTTACAGAGATAGATTTATCAAGAAAGAAAACATCACTTATAATCGGTGCAAATGGATCCGGTAAATCAACATTACTTGACGCTTTGACATTTGGTTTGTTTGGTCGTGCTTTTAGAAAGATACCAAAAACAGCTTTGATTAATTCTATAAATCAAAAACAAACTGTAGTCGAAGTAGAATTTCAGATTGGTAGAAATCGTTATCGTGTAATGAGAAGTATCAAACCTAATAAGTTTGAGATATATCGTGACGGTAAAATGTTACATCAGGATGCATCTGTTAGAGATTATCAAGCAATATTAGAACAACAAATACTTAAACTAAATTACAAGTCATTTACTCAAGTAGTTGTTCTTGGTTCTTCAACATTCACACCTTTCATGCAATTGAATACACCAGAAAGAAGAGCTATCATTGAAGATATACTTGACATACAAATCTTTTCTGTAATGAAAGATTGTTTAAAACAAAGATCATCAACATTAAACAATGAACAAAGAGAAGTAAGAAATAATATCAAGATCGGTGAAGCAAAGATTCAAGGTCAAGAAGAAGCAATGAAACGATTAGAAGAAAATCGTGATGAAATGATTGAGAAACTTTCGAAAGATGTACTAGAACATGAAACTCAAGTCTTAGAACATAAAAATAATATTCGAGCTGATATGGACAATGTAAAAACTTGTATGAATCTAATACAAGATGAAGATGCAGTTCGTAAATCACTTCAAACAATGTTGAGTGATGAAAAAGATTTTGAGAATGAAAGACGAAAGTTTATTAAAGAATTAAAGTTTTATGAAGACAATGATGAATGTCCAACCTGTGAACAAGTTATTGATTCAAATCACAAAGAACATATTTGTAATGACAGAACTATAAACATCAAAGAACTTGATCAAAGACTTACTACACATAGTGAGACTATACAGAGAATCAATGAAAGACTTGAAGAAATAAATGAAGTTCATAAAGAAATAGCTGAGTCTCAGAAAATGATTCAAAAAGAACAAAATCTCATAGACACTAATGAAAAGTATATTGATAAATTAGAAGGTCAAATTCTAGAACTTACAAAACAAGAACATACAGAAGATGATAAAGATAAACTAGAGAAGTATCGAAAAGCATTAGAACTTTTACAAGGTATGGATGCTGAGATATCAGATAGTAAACATTATCATGATCTAGCTGAAATATTGTTGAGAGATAGTGGTATCAAAACTAAAATTATTAGACAGTATTTACCAATCATGAATAAGTTAATCAATAAATATTTAGCTAGCATGGAGTTCTTTGTACAGTTTGAACTTGATGAAGAATTCAATGAAGAAATAAAATCTAGATATAGAGACAACTTTTCATATTCATCATTTAGTGAAGGTGAAAAAATGAGAATTGATTTATCACTTTTATTCACATGGAGAGCTGTTGCTAAGTTAAAGAATTCAGTAAATACAAATCTATTGATTCTTGATGAAGTATTTGATAGTTCACTTGATGAAGGTGGTACAGACGAATTCTTAAAAATTCTACATACACTAGATGATAATACTAATACATTTATTATTTCACATAAAGGTGAAAGTATGAATGAGAAATTTAATAACATTATTGAGTTCGAAAAGACCAATAACTTTAGTAAGATAAAAGAGCGATGATAGTAAAAAACGAAAAACAACTCAGAGAAAAATGTCCTAAGTTTGATTTTGATAATCCGATAGTTGATCCTATTGAATTGAAAAAAGAATTGATTGAAGCTATGTTTGATCATGCGGGTTTAGGTGTTTCAGCAAATCAGATTGGGTATAAAACTAGAGTATTTGCTATGAGAGGAGAGACAAAAGCAGAATCAGTTGTTTGTTTTAATCCTGAAATAGTAGACTTTTCACCTGAAATGAATACTATGGAAGAAGGTTGTTTGTCATTACCTGATGTTTTTGTAAGAGTTGTTAGACCTTCTCATGTAGCAATAAAATATTATAATGAATTACAAGAAGAAGAATCACAATTAGCTGATGGTTTAACAGCTCGTGTATTTCAACATGAACTTGATCATTTAGATGGTATGGTTATGTTGGATAGAGTAGGTGCTTTTACTAGACAAAGAGCATTAGAAAAAGCTAAGAAAGCACAAAAGTTTAGAGCTAGAGGTAAGATACCAAAGTATAAAGCTAGATTTGCGTTGTAGTGAAATTACATTTTCAATTAAAAAACAGTAATAATTCTTTCTTATCAGATTGTATTGTACAGTATGAGAATATATTCAGTTCAGATTGGTGCGAAGATTTAATTTCTTATTTTGAAACTAGTTTACATCAAAGAACAGACGATCATAGAAAACAAGCTAACGAATTACAACTCATTGGTGATCCTCGACCTGATGCTATAGATTACAAAAATCATCTTTTTGAAAAATTATATCCATTAGGTTCAAAATATGAATGTTATTTACATTCTTTATGTCATAAAGATTATAAACCTAGTGATAAACCA